GATAATTATTTCGTGAGTTATCTCACTTATAAGCTAGCTAAACGCCTTTGTGATTTTTATGACATTACGTTTAGTCAGCAAAAAATGCAAACACTGTTAGAAATTGAAGACCAGCTCAATGAAGTGAGTCCGCAAGATCTATCAATTAAAAAGATGTCTACCTTAACCAACAAGGTAACAGGTTATAACTGGGCTGATGTTAATATCGGTAGAGGATGGCGACCTTGAGAACTGAACAACTAGACATAGTTGGCGGGACAAGTTTTGATCGTTATAAAAAGCAGTCTATTGAGGCTACTTATAACATGATCATATCCGATGGGGCATTAGTTCCCTATGCCGGTTATAAACCAGCGCTTGAGATTCTCCCTGGTGCTGAAGATGCACGGGAATTATACCGTAGTATTGCTTTTAGGCATTTGATTGCCGTGATTGATGATAGTGTTTTTATTATTGGTCAGGGGCTTGGCAAACAGCGTATAGGATTTTTAAAAACCTCGACGGGGCCAGTTTACATTACAGAGAACAATAATAATCAAATTGCCATTGTCGATGGTGTAACTGTTTACATTTATGATTATAAGAATTCTACCTTTAAGGCATTTGACGAAAGTCAGACAGACCCGCAAGTAGTGCCATTTAAGCCTATATATATAGACTTTCAAGACACTTATTTCATTGTTGCAGATGGCAACTCAAATCAATGGTTTTTATCTAATTTTACCGACGACGGTGATATAAGATTTATAAATCCGCTTAGATCGGGGGCAATTGAGACAAAGCCCGACATTAGTGTTGCGGCCGTTGCTTTTGAAAGGCAATTATTTGTTTTCGGCAAAACAACAACTGAGATATGGCATGATGTTGGGGCACAGATATTCCCCTATCAGCGTGATAATTCAATCAGTATCGATTATGGGTGCTTGAATGCTCAGACAATAGCGATGGGCTTCGGGCGATTGGTTTGGCTTGCTGGCAATGAGTCGGCAAGTCCTACCATTATGGTGTCAAATGGAGGCGCGCCGCAACAGATATCAACGGATGGTATTAACTTTCAGCTAGGCACGTTATCTAAGCCTGAAGATGCAACAGCCTTTATTTTTGAGCAAGACGGCCATGTTATTTATCAGATTACATTCAATTCAGATAACGTAACGTATCTGTATGATTTTAACACGCAAAAGTTTTTCAACGCGACAAATAGTTGTGGCGACAAGCACATAGCCAAGCGCGTTGTTTATTTTAACAACACGCATTATTTCGTTAGCAACATTGACGGCAATTTATATGAAATGAGTGCAGATTTAGAGACGTATGACGAGTCAATAAGAGGCAAAGATAGGATTTACGAAATACCAAGACAGCGAATTACTAGAAACTTTAGGCTTCCTAATGCAGAGACTTATGCGATTAATGAAGTCAACATTACTATGGAGCAGGGCAACAGTAGTGAAGTTAGGCGCGTTGATTTATCAATGTCTAAAAATGGTGGTGCGTCATTCGGCAATATTTTCGGCAAAGAAGTCAGAGCGCTTCCTAATAGAATTAGTAAGATGAGGTTCCAAAAGCTTGGCGCTTCGAATGATACGGTGTTTCAGTTTAGATTTTGGGGCAAATTTAGATTCGTCATTATTGGCGCGACGTTGAGTTATTTTGTATGAGTATCCCAAGTTTGCCGAAGGATGGGTTTTATGCCAAAAATGGGCAATTAGCTGATAAATGGCGGATATATTTTGAGACGCAAGCTAATTACTTGCAACGAAATATATCGCAAGAGGGCTTTAAATTGCCCCAACAGAATCAGGAGAATTTAGCAACGCTGAATAATTCAAATTCTACGGGCGCGATGCTTTATGACAGTGAAGCAGATGCCCCCATAGTAAATGTAGCGGGTGTGAATAAAAACATGACTACATTAGAGCAATTGACGACCGATGAGATAAATGCAATTCCAAGCGGTCAAAGGAATGGTCGATTCATTCACGATACTGATACGGATGAGTTGAAAATTGGTTTTAACGATGAAATTAAAACGGTGACAGTAACATGAGAGATCCATATCAAGAAGCGCAAAATATTGGTGCAACTCAGCAGGCCATGAGTTCAGAAAATAAGTTCAATCCTATGGTTGGTGGTTTGGGGGGCGCGCTTGGCGGACTTCTTGGCGGAATGTTTGGAGGACAAAGTCCGCAAGCAGCTTATCAGCAATACACAAGCGGCATTCCGGATATGTTAAAGCAGTATCTTGGACCTTATGCGCAAATGGGGCAGCAGTTAATTCCTCAATTGCAACAAGCCTACGGTGGCATGATGCAAGATCCAGGTCAGTTGTATGCTCAATTGGGTCAAGGTTTTCAGGCTGATCCGGGCTATGAATTCCAAAAACAGCAGGCTTTGCAGGCAGCGGGAAGCGCAGCCGCAGCTGGTGGGATGGCTGGGACGCCAGCCGCTCAACAGCAAGCAGAGCAAGTAGCAAGCGGCCTTGCTAATCAACAATATCAAAACTACATGAATCAAATGTTAGGGCTTTATGGTCAAGGTCTTGGCGGCCTTAGTGGTTTGGAACAGCAAGGTTTTACGGGTGCTACTAATCTAGCGCAAGCGTTAGCACAAGCACAGCAAGCACAGGCTGAAATGGCAGCAGCACAAGCCCAGCAAAGCCAATCAGGAATGAGCAGCTTGTTTGGTGGCTTAGGTTCGTTGGCTGGTTTTATTCCAGGTATTTAAGGGGTAGTAGATGAGATTATTCGACCCACAAAGATTAGCGTCTGTATTAGCGCAACAAAATCCGGTGATGTCTGGTTTACAGGGTGCACAGCAGACTATTAGCACGATATATCAGCCACAACAGCTGCAAGCACAATTACAAAATCAGTTGCTACAAAATCAAATGAACCGCGTAAAAGCGCAATATGCACCACAAATGGCTCAGTATGCAGCTCAGCAAGCTCAATTGTTGCCGCAGCTCACGCAAAAGAAAATTGATTATATGCCATTGACTGCGCTTACTCAGGCTCAAAATGCACTAGCAAGACAAAAGGCGGTGGAGCAAAGTCAACAAAGATTCGGCAATCAAATATATCAAATTCGTGCTTGGATGAAATCTTTACCTTCTCAAACTATAGATGCCATAAACCAACAGTATCCTGGCGGTATTGATGCATTGACAAAAACGTTAATGACTCAAGCTATGGGTGGTGCCGGCATAATTCCTGGGCAAACTCAATTACCACAACAAGATTATTCGAGCGCCATTCAAGACCAGCTAAGTAAATTAGGATTGGTAAAACAAATGCCAGCTCAAACCATGCAACCAGCAACTAAAGCAGTTCCTGGAGATGTATCTAACTTACAAAGAAATTTAGCGCAAATGCAAAAAGCTGGTGAGCAAATATCACAAATGCAACCATCACAACAACAAGACATCACGCAACAGCAGGCAACGGTTACGCAACAAGCGTCTGTGCCAACTGATCCGCTGACTAAGAAACCATTGACGCCTTTCGAACTTTCTTTGCAGCGCGCCAGCTTGATTGCTAGAAATAATAAAGCTATTAGTGATCAGCTTAGAGCCAGATTTGACGCATCCAGAGCGTTTGACGACTGGTCAAGATCACCAAAGGTTAAAAAAATCCTTATGAATGCTTCAAAATACCAAGGTCTGTGGGGTAAGTCAAAAGAATACATGGATAAAACATTTCATCCGGGAGCTTATGCCGACATGGAAGCTGCAAGAGCCGCCTTAGGTACATTGTTCCCATCCGGAACGTCATTAATCGAGGGATTAACTAAATCTTTAGGCGGTCTTAATAAAGCTGAAGATCCTTGGAAGATTGCACAGTCTTCATTGCAATATGACCCAGATGCTACAATAAGGAAGCTCAACGATGTTTTTGAAATTACAAACGATATGCACCAGTCATTGGCTAAGAATGCTCAGCCTTTTGGTGACGCTTATGGGATTATAGGAAGAAAAGCTGTAAGGCTGCCATTATCTACGGATAGAGTTAATTTAAAAATTACAGCGGGGCCTGACAAAGGAAAAGTATTCCCAACGACTGAAAAACATGCGCGGCAATTATTGTCTAAATTTGATTATGTGACGAGGGTGAATTAATGACGCGACAATATTTGTCAATTGATCAATTGCAGCAAGAAGAGCCAGAAAATTATTTAACGGCGACTCAATTGCAACAAGAAGAAAAGCCTCAAGAGACGTCTATACCATCACAGATGGTAGATTTATTGGGCCAGCAAATTCAAGGTATTTTAAATATACCTGGCGTTACTGCACAAGCGGCTAAAGATGTTTGGGCGCAGCCTGGAAGGGCGGCAAAAGTTGGTCTTATGGGCGGCATATCCGGTTTGACTGGAGAGGCAGAAAGATTGGCTACATTGCCAGCAAGAATAAGGCATGAAAGACACCCAGAATTAGGACAATTCCAAATGCAGCCAACGCAGCTTATACCGCCTCAGTTGCAACAGACAGGAATAGGCAGGTTTTCTGAAGGATTGGGCCAAATGGTAGCGGATGCGCCGGTATTGGGTATTGGAGCTTTGGGTGGTCCATTGGGATTGATGGGTGCCGCTGGTTATATTGGAGCAGCTGACGCGCCTCCTGGTGAAAAAGGAGCTGGTACGCTTCTATCTGCTATTGAGTCAATGATTCCTGGGTTTGGTGTGAAGGGTGTCAAAAAAACATCTCCATTAGTTGGTTCAGAAGCGTATATTAAAAAATCTGTTGCGGGCAGGCCGTATGATCAGATACAGAAGGCTCAAGATGTTGTGCCAGAGGGCGTTAATTTACCAGCGCATCATATTTTGGAATCTCCGAATATGGCTAAAGATTATCAGCGTGCTGAGGGTATTGTGCTTTCTGGTACAGAAGAGCCTTATGCTGATTTGAATCTTGCATTACGCGACTGGTTAAGAAAGTCAGGAATAAACGATTATGGCGATTTTGGCAATCTTCCGCAGCAAGTGCATGATGCGCAAATGCCTATGTATAAAAAATTAGTTGATGATACAAATTTGAAATATTTTCTAAGAGATGAAGCAGCCAAGCAAGAGGGAATATCATTTAATTCAGCTCCTATGCGAAAAAAAATAATTGAAGCGCTTAACTCTTTGCCTGGTGACGCAATTACATCTGGTTCACCGTCTGAAAGAATGTATAGTGAGCCAGTTAGAGATTTGAATTATTATCTGGATAATCTCAATGACAGTACGCCATTTCATGAGGCTACTAAACAAGAATCAGTGATAAATGATGCACTGCAGGACGCATATGCTAATAAACCGCCTACTATTCATAGACTATACAGCATGCTTAGAGAAGGTTTTGAAGAAAGTTTGAAAAAATCTAAAGGTTCTGATACTTTCAATATGTTATCGGCAGATGCCAGAGAGGCGAGAAGAAAGCAGGGGGAAATGGAATTTTATGATAAGGAACGCAAACAAAGAACACCGTTTTATGCCGCTTTAAAAACTCAGAATGTCCCTGGTAACTATATATCATCACAAATCAAGGCAAGCCCTGGTGATGTAGATTATACATCACAGACAAAAAAACTAATGGATACAATTGAAAATCCAGAACTAAAAAAACAGCTGGGCTTAAAAATTCTATCTGCAAAAATTGCCGATAAAAAATCAATAACGGCTAAATTAAATGCGTTAAGCAAGTTCAAAATAAAGCAACTTGAACAACTTGCGCCTCCTGAAAATGCTGAGTTCATAAAAAAACTAACTGAATTTAATAAATATCACCCTGGACTGTCTGGAAAATATTTAGATCCTTATACTGGAATGTTTGGTCAGAAAGAAGATCAGTTAAGAGAACTTATTAAGTCAGGGGCTAAAACCATATTAGGCATGGTTCCTGGGGTTGCTAGTGGGCAAGTGCTTGGCGGCCCATTGGGGGCTGTTCTTGGTGCTTCTGCGACACCATTGTATGGAAGATATTTAAAATCAAGGCTTACTAATCCAAAAATAATTGATGATTATTTGAGAATACATAAGCCAAAGGGAGACCAATAACATGGCATCAGTAGGATTAGATTCGAGATTTATCACTGACATCTCATTACAAGAGGTCTTTAGAGACAAAGACACTGGCTTGCCTTTGCGCAATGGTACGCTAACCTTTTATGAGGATTGCAATCGTACTACGCCAAAGAGCGTGTATAGCTTAAGTGGCGGTCCTTCATCTTATCAATACAACAATGAAGGCAATGTAGTTACTCTTGATAGTGACGGTACTACGCCATTCAAAATATATTACTTTCCGTATGATGGCGATCCTGATACCACTACTGATTTAGTTACGCTTTATTATGTTGAGATTAAAAGCGCTACTGGTGTCAATCAAGAAAATAGAGAAGCTGTACCTAACTTTTTTGAAGATACAGGCGGCGATACTGAAAACTTAGATAACTTTGTGCCTAATGGCCAGTTCAGAGCGCATAAGAATATCGGTACAATCACTTCAGATACTGAATGTATTGCTTATGGCCCATGGTACTTTGTCAGGGATGATGGCTCATCTTCAACTGATAAAATCACGTTCAATAGGCTGGGTACTGCAACAACACCTGAAAGATACCCAAGATATGAATGCCAGCTACAAAATACGGTCGCAGCTGGTACTGATCAATACAAAGATATTCGTATTAGATTTAAAGATGTTAATAAGTTTGCATCTGATACTGATGAGTTTACCTTCAAGTTTTCAGGTAGAAGCAAAACGGGCGCAAATGTTTCAGTCGAGGCTTATATAATCTGGAATTTTGGTACTGGTGGTAGCCCTGGCACACGTGTAGAAAAGACAATTATAAATGCCAAGGATTTGACCACAGCTAATACTGATGTACAAGGCACGTTTACTTTCGGTGTAAATGATGGCATTTCACTCGGTTCGAATGACGATGATTATGTCGAATTAGCTATCAGATTCCCAAGAGATGGCACGTTCACAGCTGCCATTACTGATGTTGTATTGGCTAAAGGCGATGTTAATTTACTTGAATATCCGTACATCACGGATGAAGAAGATGCAGCGGTATACCTGGGTGGTAGTTTTGAGTATCCTGATGTTAACGGTTTAGACAAATACCTTCCAGTTACATTAGGCGATTGTGGCCTAGAATTTGATAGAAGCATTGTGGGTACGACATTGTTTTGGCCAATTAGCAATACGGTAATACCTAATGGATATTTCTATTGTAATGGTAGTGATTATGGTTATGATGATTCTACTTCTGGCGTGCCAAACTCTAGGTTAGGTGATGTGCTTCTTGATAATAGCCCTACTGACATACCGCTGTTTGGTACTGGTTATACTCATATGACAGGCTGGAAAGCTACTAATGTTAACAAAACAATCATACATAACAATACCAAAGGTTCTACTACTGACATAGCTAATGGCAACTTGACTGGTTTCACGTTTGATACGGCTCATACTGGTGATGACTATGACGCTATTTCGTATAGACAATCAACAACAGACCTTTGGGTCGAAACGTTAACGCGTGGCCCGGCTAATTCATCTGCTAGCGCTGGTACATCTGGTTTTAGCGTTAGCCATAAGCAAGCTGGTGTGGCTAATGAATTGCGTGATATCACCAGGTTTACAACCGTGGATGCAGCAACATTGGATGTTGGTGCAGGCAATCCAGCTAAATATTTCGAATGGTCAAACACCACTACCGATTATTACATTTGGTATACGGTTGATGGTAACGGTGACAATCCTAATATTGCTGGTAGAACGGGAATAGAGATTCATCTTGATGGTAGTGATACACAAGAAAATGTAATGCAAAAAACTCGTTTTGCTATGAATGGGTTTCAAACTTCTACCGTGATACCCGTTGATGGTGCATCAATTAATGATGGTGAGTACTTTGACTATAGCTCAACAGATAGAGATTATCGTGTTTATTTTAGCGTGGATGGTGGCTCAACAACGCCTGACCTTTCTAGCAAGACAGGTATAAAAGTTGAGATTGCATCTACAGATACAGTTGATATCGTGGCTACAAATATCCATCAATCAATCAATAAAAATAGATTTGCAGTACCTGACTGGCGCGGGCAATTCATACGTGGTGTTGATGATGGTGCAAATGTTGATCCTGATGCTGTCAGACGATATGCAATTACATTGCCTGGGGCATCAATGAATGGTGACTTTGTGAATACATGTCAAGGTACAGCCAATCTATATCATAATCACAAAGCTGACTTTAAAGGATCTAAAGTTGTTCATACTGGTGGCACACCGGTTTGGGCAAATCCAAATCCAGGCGGAAATTTTGGAGATGATCCTTTAGATATTTTATATAGTGGCCGCAAAGAATCCAGGCCTTACAACAAATCATCATACTACATTATTCATTTTTAGGAGAATAAAAAATGACAACACCTTTAAGAATTAGAAGAGATATAAACGGCAATCAAACTTATGGGTTATCATTTAGTGATGATAGCTATTGGGCACAAATTCCAGCGGCTACGGTAGCAACGTTAACTGTACCTAAAGAAGTTACTGATGCTTTTTTCTCATTCACTAAAGCAACTGACGTATATGTTCGTTTGAATGGTTCAGCGTTGACCACACCGCCTAGCGGCACTACTTTGCAACTAGCTGGCGATACAGAGCTTAACCCTGGGAGCAGGAAAGTAACAGCGGGCGATACTTTGCAATTTTATTGCGAGGATGTTTGCGAGGTTGTCGTTAATTTTTATAAAACCACTTCGGATTTAGACTAATGAGTTTTGAAGTTTTTTACAAAAGTAATGGTGTTAGATTAGATGAAGATCTATATAACTCCAATGTTAGCGATTTAGGCACAGCGCCTATACCGCCTACGGTGGACGTGTTGTTACAGGAAAACGGCTCGTATTTATTGCAGGAAAACGGTTCAAGAATAATTATTTAATAAGGAGTAAGCTACATGGCAGACTTACCTATATCAGGCTTACCAGCGGTTGCCACCCCTGCGGCCAGTGATGAATTCGCTACGGCCCAAGGCGGCGTGACTAAAAAATATACGGGTTCTCAGATATCAGAAGCGGCTTTGACTTTCACAAGCCTAACTCAGAATTCAATACCGTACGTTGGTCCATCGGGTGTTATCACTGAGAATAATACAAGCCTCACCTGGGAAAATAGCGCTAAAACATTGAGCGCGGTTGGTATTGTAAACGTGAATACCGCAACTTCCGTTTCTGATGCAGTATTAAACGTGTACAGTATTTCACAGGGGTTTTTGCCGCCTAGAATGACGACGGCGCAGCGTGACTTAATCACAAGTCCTACAGCGGGGCTGGTTGTATACGATACTGATGAAGCAAGGTTATCTACTTCTCGCAATGGCGTTTGGGAGTATTTGCCAGTTATAGAGACAGTAACGCAGACAAACACAATTAGCGGACCTTATGCCTCACCACAATCTTATGACCTTGAGTTTGTAATGTTAGATCGTAAGCGCGTGATGGTTAAGCTTAAAAATATAGCGGTTGCGGCTACTACAAACGCAATTTTGACCATTGATACACTTGTCCCGGCCCAGTTCAGAGCAGGGTCAGAACAGCGACAAGTGATTAAGGTATTAGATAATGGTCAAGCAATGTTTGGTGTTGTCGAAATCGATAATTTTGGACAAATAACTATCGGTGTAACTGCAAATCAATCTGCTTTTACTGGTGTTTCTGTAGGTGGTAATACTGGTTTGCAAGCAACAACTTTTACCTATTCACTTTAATAAAGGGGCGAACAAATGACCTATAAAATAAATCAAACTAAGCATCATATAGGTATTCAAGGTACTGTAGCTGATGCAGATTTAGCAAACAGTGAGGCCAATATTCATTTAGATACTACATCGAAAGATATCAAAATTAAGTATAAAGATGATACTGGAACCGTGCGTACCATATTAATAGGTGAATCCAGCAGCTTTGCAACTAATGAAGTGCTATTCGGCGACACGGATGGGAGTATTACCTCAGATCCTGAGTTTTATTGGGATAATACTAAAAAGACATTGGGTATTGGTGCACCAGCTGGCACGGTTGCAGCCCTTGCTATTTTCAGCACAACAAGAGGTAGTATACCAGCGCCACGCATGACGCAAGCTCAAAGAGATGCGTTACCATCACCAGCTACAGGTTTGCAGGTATTTAACACAGATACGAATACTTATGATTATTACTCAGGCACACTATGGGTGAGTCTTGGTAATGAAGCTACCACTCTAGTGAATACAACCATGTCGGGGCCTTATGCTTCACCTGTTAATGTAAGTTATAGAATCGGTTTTATTAGTGATACACAAGTCGCTATATCATTTTCTGAGGTAACAGGCGCGGCAACTACAAGTAATACCATCGGACTGGATACGCAAATTGATGCGGCATTTAGGCCAATATCTGATAAAACCGGCGTGATTAAAGTTTTCGATAACGGCGCTAATATGGTTGGTGAAGTGTTATTAACATCTACAGGCAGTTTATTAGTAGCATCAACGGTTGATAATGAACCATTTATAGGGTCAGGCACAACCGGTTTTAAGTCATTTACGCTTGTTTATGACGTAGCTTTATAAGGAGCATGAAAAATGCCATATAAATTAAATAATAGTAACCTATTCTTGAGTATTAATGGTGAGTTAGCAGATGCAGCTATAGCGAATTCTGAAGCTAATATATACTTAAATACTTCAAGCAAGGATGTCATGATTAAGTACCGTGATGATAGCGGCACTTTAAGAACTCGCTTGCTAGGTGAGTCTAATACTTATGGCAGTGGGCAAATCCTTTTTGCAGATGTGGACGGTTCGATCACTTCAGCTAGTACACTTACTTATGATGTAGTTAACGAAAGAGTCAAAGCAGGCACGCCAAGCAGCAATATATTTGCAGGTTCTAACAATGGCATTTACAGTGGTAACACAAATACTATTACCACGGGTGATAATGTATTTATCGGTGGTGGTGATAATCTAACTAATACCAGTGGTAATAATACTGCATTGATCGGTGGTTTACGCAATACTGTCAATGCTAACTGTGCGGTCATTATTGGTGGTAATGATAACCAAGTCGATAGCGCAGATGGTATTATCATATCATCAAGAACAAGTACAATCCCTACGGGATCGGCGGCTAGTCTAATTGCTGCCTCTACGAGTAGCTCTACCTCAGGTACTTACAGCGCTATAATCGGTTGTAATAATGTAACAGTCAATCAAAACCATGCAATAGCATTTGGTTGTAACAATTCAAATATTACTTTTGGCCTCAGATCTTCCATTATTTCAGGTCTCAATCATGTCATTGGCGCTACAAGCGGTGGTGATGATTCTGTGATTATAGGTGGTGAGGCTAATGAAATTGACGTAGCTGATCACGCATTTATCGGTGGTGGTAGAGACAACACAATCAATGGCTCATTTACCAACAGTGGCATCGTAGGCGGCAATACAAATACCGTTACAGCTAATAATGGGGGTATCTTGGGAGGGTTCCAAAATACTGTTACTGGTAATCTTGGCGTTTGTCTTGGGGGTTCCACCAATAATTCGAGTGGCGTAGGTTCGGCGATTGTTGGCGGCATCAATAACACGGCTTCAGGTGATTATTCGCTTGCATTTGGCCGTTATGCTAATGCTGCAACTAATGATAGTGTGATTTTCAACTTAGACACAACGGCAGCGGCTAACGTTAGCACAACTGTAGCAGAAAGTTTCTGTGTGCTTGCAGATGGTGGATCCATTTTTGGTTCAAGCACAACTGTTCCTAGCGCTGAACTTGCGGTTAATAGTAGAACTAAAGGTTTTCGAGTTCCTATCATGACGAATGCGGAGATGAATGCTATAGCCACACCGTCCAAGGGTTTGATTGTGTTCGATGAAACTAACAATGCTTTCATGGGTTACAATAACTTAAAATGGGTAATTTTAGGATAGGGGAATTAAATGGGTACATACTATCAAGTCAGCGATTTTGGCGTTGCTAGATTCGGCACTACTGTAAATAATGTCACCATTGATACTAACGGCATTAGTTTCTCCGGGGCATTAGTTAGAAAAAATTTAGTCACGGTATCTTGTACCGAACTTGCTGACGGGGGTACAGCACCTGGGAGCGGTATCACTGGCGCTACATTTTATAGAGAATTTGATCCATCAATTAATCAATCACTTTTTGGGCATTTCATTTTTCCTAATGACTATGAAGTTGCAGGCTCTTTAAGGGTTAAATTACACTGGGCGCCTGATAATACAGATACCGGTGATGTGGCATGGGCAATAGGTAGAGACTTTACTAATGAGGGTGATTTAATTACGGGCGTCAGTTCTACGGTTTTTACATCAACAGCGCCCGGCACTGCTAATGCCATGACGATAGCTACTGCGACTTTATCGGCCGCCTCCGCCAACCCTGGTACTAATTTTGCTTTTTTTATATCTCGAGCAGCTAGCAACGCAAGTGACACCTTTACCGGTAATGCACGTTTATTATCATTATCATTAGAATATGATTCGGATAAAGTTTAAGGGGGCTATATGGGCACTAATTATGAGTCAGATGAACTAACCGGGCAGACACGTACAGGCAATGTTACTAATAATGTGACCACTGGGCCTGACGGCTTAACGTTGTTAGGCACTGCAAGAAAAAAAGCTAAGCTAACAATAGCAGGCGGTAACTTTCAGGGCGGTAGTACATCACCAGCTAATGCCGTCCTTAATGATATTACGTTTGTTTATTCTTTCAAGAAAAATGCAGATGAGTGCGTTTTGAATGCGTTGCAAATGCCTAACGATTATGAAGAAGGTACAGACGTCATCGTTAATATTATTTGGGGGCCAGCTGATACAGACACTGGAAACGTTAAGTGGGATGTTAAATATAATCTTGTTGATGATGGTGACAACATAGCAACCGCAGCAACAACGCTGACACTTTTACAAGCAGGTCCTGGCGTTACTGAACAGCGAGTAACAACAGGTGATTTTACTATCCCTGGCGCTAGCATCCTTAAAAGTACGTTGATCAATTTACAGGTCGAGCGAAATGGCAGTGACGGTACTGATACTTACAATAATGATGCGTACTTGTGCGCGGCAATTGTACAATACACCAAGAACACGTTAGGGAGTGCTTTATAATGGCTGGCGATTATGAAATGAAACATACTGAACAAGTAGGCAGTAACTTTATTACTCAATATGATAAAGTGATTGATCATGATGGTGTGTATATGATGCCTTATTCATTCATTCACAAAACCACAGCTGAACGTGATGCCATGCAAGCATACAAAGGGTTTATGATTTACAATACAGACACCAACCAGCCTGAGTTTTTTGATGGCGCGCAGTGGCACGGCATGAAGGTGGTTTAATGGCTATCGATATTGACCAGTTGCGACAAGATATTGTTAGGCCCGTTCTAAAAAAATTGAATCTCTGGTCATTATCAGCTGAAAATTTGATTTTAGGTACAGCAGCTCAAGAATCGGCGCTAGGCACGTATATAAGGCAGTTAGGTTCTGGTCCAGCATTAGGCATATATCAAATGGAGCCAGGGACTTACTATGATTTATGGGATAACTACCTAATTAGAAAGTCAGAACTATTAAAAATGCTGACAATCGTATGTAAAAGCTGTCGTTCTCAAGAAAGGTCAGAGGCTTCTAGGCTTATGTATGATTTGGCTTATGCTACAGCAATGGCGCGCGTTCACTATTTTAGAGTTCCTGAGATATTGCCGCAATCAGACGATATACAAGGGCTAGCTGAATATTGGAAACGATACTATAACACGCCAAAAGGCAAAGGCACCGTTGAGGAATTTATACACAATTATAAGCAATATGTTTCACGTGAAACATAGGTGACGATATGGTCAAGATTGAACAACAAATGCACGAAATCGACAAGCGGCTTACAATTGTTGAGCGCGAGGTTCAAGAATTGCAATTATTGGCCAATGATCTAGGTGACAATGTTGGAGAAATTAAAGCGCGTCATCATCTGGAAGATTACAAAAGAAGCAGGAACGCTAAATTCTTTGATTTTAGCCTCAAAAATTGGCGGGTACTGTTTAGTATAGGCATGATCATTTTCGGCCTATATGAGGCTGCTAGGGCGTTATATCTGGCCCCTAGTCCTAAATATAACACACAATATAAGGTTAAAGATGATAAGCCTAATCGTTGATGGTGTTAAAACGGTATTCGGATGGCTTGGAGAAAAGTCCAAAGCCAAGCACGAAAGATCAATGGCAGCGTTAGAACTTGAAAAGCGCTTATTGCTTAGTCAGCAAGAATCTAATAGCAAATGGGAGATTGCTCAATTAAATGACAAAGATAAATTGTTAAGGTGGGCTGCGTTTATTTTGTTCGCTTCCCCTTTGCTTGCGTCTTTAATATCCCCGGAATGGGGGCACAAAGTACAAGAAGCCTGGCACATGCTCAAAGATTGGCAATCTAATGTACTCTCTGGCATGTGCTTAGCAGTCTTTGGCATGCGCTCAATACCTAATGTTATTGGTTCCGCAATAGGTAGCATTAAAGAAGCGTTAAAGAAGTAGCTCATTTCTTAATACTTGGACCTTTCGCGGCGCTTTAATGCCTATCTTAGATTGATTGCCCCTATTTTCAATTAATGACACTTCGATTTTAATGTCATCGACCATAATTGTAAACTTACTCAAAGTTTCATCACTAACCCTAGTACCATCCCTTCTAATAACTGGATGTCTTGAAACGATTAACATTGTAAATACTCCTGTATTTTTAAGGCAGCACGCCTTGCTACGGTAACCAGCCTACAAGGCGCGCCTAGCAGCGTGGTAAGGATGAACCCACGCCGCATAACTTATCAAGGGTAGTTCACCCATACCCATTTCATGGTTATTCTGCTAATTAATCGATGTAATAAACATGGCTTTTTGCGCAAAAATATTTTATGGACTCTATAACCCTCTTTAAAGCCATAGTACCCCACAAAATTATATTCATTTTCTTCACTCATTTTATTTCCTAGAATGGGATATCATCATTAAATGGAGTCTCATCTTTTAAAGGCTCATTTTCAGATTGAGCGGGCTCAGCGCCATGTCGAATGTACCGGCCAACATTGGCATAGCTTCCATTGATTTGAACCTCAAATTCAAATGTTAGCCCATTAATTAGATTTGCCGTGATATGTTCATCATTAATAATCGCGTTTCTGAGTTCTTGCGAATTTGAAGCCTTAGCCAAGTTAATTAATTTGAACTTTTGTTTTTGTGATACAAACTCTTTGGCCTTCCCATGCTTGCCATTTTGTAACGTTTCAATATCAAAAGTTATTCTAGGATTGCCCTGCTTGTCGACACCTTCTTCAAAGTTCATGGCCTTACCGGATGCTCTGCCATCTTTGAGCGTCTGCGTAAATTCTCCATCGTCTTTGAAGTCATCTTCAGTAAATCCAAATTGCATGTTTTTTCCCCGTTTAAATAATTGTTATTCGTAATATCCGGTTCCGGTTCCGTCTTTGTATCCGTTTCCGTCTCCGTATCCGTCTCCGTTACCGCGTCCGTCTCCGCGTCCGTATCCGTCTCCGGTTCCGCATCCGTGTCCGTTTCCGTCTCCGTATCCGTTTCCGCTACCGTCTTCGTATCCGTCTCCGTTGTTAATCGTCATATCCGTCCCCGTCTCCGTCTCCGTTTCCGTATCCGTCTCCGTATCCGTCTGCGCTTCCGCCACCTTCTCCGTCTCCGTATCCGTCTCCGGCTCCGTCTCCGTATCCGTGTCCGTCTCCGTATCCGGCTCCGTGTCCGTATCCGTCTCCGGCTCCGTGTCCGTCTCCGTATCCGGCTCCGTGTCCGTATCCGTCTCCGGCTCCGTCTCCGTATCCGGCTCCGCCACCTTCTCCGTATCCGTCTCCGGCTCCGTTTCCGTATCCGTCTCCGTATCCGTCTGCGCTTCCGCCACCTTCTCCGTCTCCGTATCCGTCTCCGGCTCCGTCTCCGGCTCCGTCTCCGTATCCGGCTCCGCCTCCGTATCCGGCTCCATATTTGTATGTTACAGTATCAATATTTATGCTTCCCATACCTTGACGCCTTTAATACTTTCTATAGCTTTTTCAGTCATAGGAATAACTTCTATCACCTCTGTTAATATAACTTGATCAACAGCTGTAGGGAACTTACAATCGTCTGGATTTTTTACGCCATTTACTGCAAGTTCTGATAAGCTGGCAGCGCCTGACCAATACCACAACCTACGCGCATCGCTTATTTCTGCGTATTTACCCTCCATCTTGTCCACAATACCTACCCACACGCCCGCTGAGTAAGTCCTAATCGTGCAATACTTAGATTTTTCTTGCTTGTTTTTTTCAACGTAAATAATACCGTTAATCTCTATTTCGTTCATTTTGTACCCCCTGATTTTAATTCACCTAAAGAAACTGCCTCTTTTTTTTCCTCGATGATTGGCTTTATTTCTAATTTATAATTAAAAGCCGCGCATACTTGTTGCATATGTTTGAAAACATCATCAAAATTATTGAAAGTTAAAGCCATCAAAAAAACTCCTCTGTTAACAAAAAAAATACCAGTAAAAATAAAGCTAAGCTAACAGACAACCACAAGGGAGCAGTCACCCACAACCAAGGCCACGTTATCACGCCTGCAAGCTTGCATATAAAAAAAACAAAGAAAATTACAAAAGGCGCTATCCCTATTTCTAACCTCATGTTATTTAATCCTTAAACTATACGTATAATCGAGCACAGCGCCTGGGACATCGTTGCCAGCTTTGATAGATTCCTTTAATTTAGTCTTAGACAAGCGCCTAGTTACTTTTTCAGTGAAAAAATCATCATCAATTAAGCTTTCATTTTCAACGGTTACAATCTCATGCTTAACCGTGCTGAATGAATGCAAGTTAGTTTTGAAGTTGCCATACATACTTGTAGCAAACTTAAGCCTATCTTTCAGAAAAGCAATTGATTTTTTCTTGCTTTCTGATTTATCAATCAAGCGGCGCGCCTCAACTTCTAACGCCTCCGCTTCGCTTTCTAGTTGCTTGATCATATAGGCATAGTTATCAGCTTTATCATGCAGGCTATCAATGTTAATAGTGAGCTTATCAATTAGATGATCATGGTGCTCACCATCCTCCAAGCTTTCTAATATAAGTTTATATTCTTCTGTTAAGTCAAAAAGTGTTTTATTCATTGTAATCCTCCCTGATAGTGACTATGTCATCAATGGGCGCAAAATCATCCTTAGGCGTTATATTCTTAACAGGATAATCATGCGCTTCTTCAGCGCTAATCAAGCCCATCAATACATCTGGGAAAACATCCCTTAGCGCAAATCCACGCGCACGCATTTGCAACATTCTTTTCGGGTAGGTTTTCCAAGGCCCGGATTTATTAGTTAAGCCGGCTTGTTTCGCCTCTAACCAACTAAATGTATACTCGGCTTCAGGCTCACCTTGGCGCTTAATAACACAGCGCGCAATGCGATCATCTTCAGTACTTTCCACCGTTTCCTTAATCCACTCAAAAGCGGCGCTGCGCTTAACTAGTGCTAACAAAGCGTCCCCATACATCGAGGGCTTGCCATTAATAACCGCGATGTGATTAATTGCTTGCATTGGATGCAAGCCAACCTCGTTACCGTACTGACAAGCTACAACTATATCAGCTGGCTTGCCACGAAAGTTAGCAGGCACAAGCTGAGTATTAGCTACTAATTCAGCAAATGACATCAGCTCAGTAAAATTAGCAGGAGCTAACGCGTTATTTTTAACTTGTATTTCTTTGTTATCATTCATGACTATATCCCTATAATTGAAAATCTGGTGTTTTAGCTTTTGGCGCTACGGCCTTAAGCATCGGCGTATTGTGCGGAGTTGGGCTAATATGTCTAATTGTCGCGTCAATCTTGCACTCATCATATGGACTCATCCGCAAAACATCGGGAGAGTTTGACCGCTCAACGTTCGCTTTGATCAGTCTATCGAATATTAGATCACGTGAGTCACAGTGAAGTACAACAAGTTGTATAATGTTCTCAACCTCTGTATTTGTTAGTGGTTGCTTGCGACTTTCATTGTCTAACATATCAACTATCTTGGAGCTGATAGAATGTATCCTATGTATGTTATTTTCTTCTAATTTTTCTGGTATAACTAACGTAGGGCTTTTTACAATTGGTTCAAAAAATTGTGGTCTCATTGCTTTATATCCTTAATTTGTGTGAGAATAAAATTTTGGGTGGTGGTTGGAACTTCTTTTTGCTTCTTGGTGCTCTTTTTCGAGAATTAATCTCAAATTGTTTTTCAAGTTGGGATCGTGCGCGCTCAACTCGTCAATAACCGACTTTAAAAGCCTGGCGGTAGTGGTATTGGCCTCAATTTTAGCGGCTAAAACCTCAGAGCTAACACGAGAGACCAATTGATCACGCGCCACGGATTTGATTGTATTGCCGTTCATTTCCTCATCAAGTTTGAATATTGAAAACATTGCTTCTATCTCCTTTTTTTATGGTTGTATTTCTTTAAATTTTTCATCGCATTTTTGTTCTATCAATTTATTGATAACCTCATCCCTAAAAATACCTTTTTTGTCATTCTTTTGGATGATATCAACCATATCTGAGATAACATCACTGGGACTGCTATTGCCTTTTTCAGCGACATAAATCACATTAATTGACAGTCGTACTTTTTTTTCTTCGATACTTTCCTCCCTCACCCTACCGTTAACAACAGGTTTAGAAGGCTCAGGCGGTACAGTAGCTCTACTATTGAAAAAACACATAAACACCCCCTCATAGTACTATCACCAGTAATAATACTAACCCAAAAACAACTGAAGTTGAAACAATCCTGTAAAACCAGTTTTGTTCATTGCTTTTAATGCCTAACCTTTCATGTGCTGTTACAAAATCGATCATTGTAAATCTCCTTATCAATAATAATCGGCAAGCTTATACTCGTCTATAATGTCGCAAATAGCCTTTTGTAAATCCCATGCTAACTCTGCTTTTTCTTCGGTCCAATCATCAGGTATATATTTGCGCCACTCCCTACATTTTTGCTCTATATCAAATAAACATGAGTACGCATCGTCAACCGTTATCATGCGCTTGTATTTTGCCATAGCGTCATAATCGGTATTATCAAACACTAATACAGTTACTTCTTTCGAATCACTTTCTATTTTTAGCTTGCCCATAAACACCTCATCAATTAAAATTGTGACGCCCTTTGTTGATCGGGCCCAGGCGTCACGTCGGTACTCTTTTAACGTTTCCTATTGAGCAAGTCGCCGTTTCGCCATCGATTATCTAGGGCTACCTCATCTAGCCTGGCTTGTATATCGAACTGATCTTCCCATTGTTCCTCGATCATTCTGTCAATGTCGTATCGCGCCCACTCTGTAAATTCTTCTTGCGCTCTTTCTAGGTCGTCAAAAGTGGTAAGGCCATTGAGCGGCAAGCCCTCAAGGATTGAATGCACGGTCGATTGTCGTTCATTGTGATATATTGATACAAGCTCGTCTTTTTGCTTGGCGCTTAAATCTGAAAAGCAGTATATACCGCACAAATTTGCAAGCTCTGGTATGATATCGTCTAGCTTGCGGTGTTTGTTGATAATTCTATCTGGTGTAATGCCCATATTATCTATCCTTTTTTGGTTGGTTAAAGTATGATGCAGCGCCACACACTTATTTTTTAAGGTTAAAATTAAAATTTACCTTCGCTGCATCATGTGAACATGATAACACATGTTGTTTTAATGTCAATAGTTAATTACAACTTTTTTTAATATTTTTACATCTGGGCGTAAATCACACGCTTTAAACTTGCCCTTGGTTAAATTCTCTATTTCTAGCGCCTTGATAACTGGCACTTTCCTATAGCCTTGGTGCCACATATTAGAATTCTGTGGTGTGCAATCTAGCGCGTGGGCAAATTCTTTGCGCGACCCGAAAAATTGTATTACGTCACGAATTAGCGCTTGTGCTTTTTCTTCTTTTATCATTGCTTCCCCCTTTTTTGCGCAATTTAACAAAGGTCATCAATAGTGTCAACACATATTGTGACTTATAAAGCGTGTAAGCCATATCTCACAAGCTCTAGGGGTAATTGCTGAATGTTGCTATACATGCTGACTAATACGATCATTTGGTATGATATATCCTTGAAATAATGTAATATTGACATTTTGTACATTTGAGGAGTTTTAAATATGAAGAAAGTAAGTACCGTTGAATTTAGAAATAATTTTAGCGATCTAGTAAATAGGGCAGCCTATGGCATTGAGCCTGTCATCATCACAAGAAGGAATAAACCACTGGTTGCAATTGTACCTGTTAAAGAATTAGAGAGACTGAAACTACTGGAAAAAAACATTAGCTAGATAATAGCTATTTGGTTCATTACGGAAAGGGACCCGTAAAATGGTTAAAAAACTTGCACCAAAAGAGTCAGCGCAACATTACCACAAACTGTTAAAGTGGCTATGTCGTGAGCCTGGCTTATCATCAAATGCTAAAATAATCTATTCAGTACTTCTTAATATGCTTGATAAAAGTGTCGGGTATTCTCATCCAAGAATTAAAACTATCATGATAGAGACTGGGTTAACCCATCGCCAGGTTACCTATGCCATCGAAGAACTGGTGGAAAAAAAGCTTATTTATAACGTTAGGGATATAGGAAAGCCAAGCAAGTACTATTTTTTGAACAGAGATAATATCGACAAAACCCCTAACACAGATGTGAGGGGTAGAGGTGAGACCCCTAACACAGATGTAGGGGGTACCCCTAACACCAATGTAGGGGGTACCCCTAACACAGATGTGAGGGGTACACTTTTATATAATATAAAAGAAAATATAAAAGAAACCGTGTCGCCTTTTGTTTTGTCAATTTTTGATCATTGGAAAGAATCTGCACAGGCCAAAGGAATGAGGGACGTTCAGGGTGAGGCGCTGGATCCTGAAAGAATTAAAACTATTGAGAATGCGCTTTTGTACAACTCAGAACAAAAGCTCAAAAAGGCAATTAACGGCTGTCTTGAAAATGAATGGTACCGCAACAGTGGCAATTATGGCATTGGTTATATTCTGCGCAACAATGATAATATAACTAAATTCGTGAATATGCAGAACTCGCCCAATAATCCCGATTCCGATATTTCGAAAGAGGCGCGCCAAGCTTTGCAAAATATATTCGCAAAAAGACAAACTAGCGAAGCCGCTAGAAATGCCTATAATTTGGCCAGGAAAGAATTGAACACAAACAATCTTGGAACCTACCAAGATGAAAAAAAAGTGTACAGCGTTTTCGGTAGGTATTATTTGCAAGAAAAGAGCAAGCAATGAAGTTCAATAAAGAAACAGAACAAAAAAAAGACAATCAAATCGATTATAGCCAGCCAATACCAGGCTCTAAGTGTGAAAAATGTAACAGGCCGTACAAATTCTTTATCCCACGGCCACCAGTAAGGCCACATTACTACTGCATGGAACACTTACCAGAAAATAAAAAAGACTGGCGTTATGAGATGTTGCGCGAGGCTTACTTGAAAAATGAACAATTTATGGCTAATATTAACTCTGAATATGAAACACTATCACCGTATGAGAAATACCGCGCCACTATCCAGGCGCATGGGGGCAAATTGAATAAGGGGATATAGCATCATGAAGCAAGCAGGATTTGACCATTGGTACTGTACAAAAGCGCTTCAATATATAAACATCCGCCTTAATTGCAACCAAAAAAAAGAAGAACTAGCCCCTATTCTTGAATTCTCGATGTGGCTAAGCCAACAAATACCCCCTAGCAATCACCCTGTAGGCGCATATGAAGGCGATACAGAGGCGAAAAAGAAAAAAGATATCCTATATGGCACATTGGAATTTTCGCCCCCTAGGCATGATTATATGAAGCTTAAATGGTAGGTTAAAAAATGAGCGAGCTTGAGGAAGCGATGCATTTTCAAATAAAATGTATAAAAAATATCCCAGAGCCAGAAAGAGAGTTTAAATTCCACCCCAGGCGCAAGTGGCGCTTTGACTTCGCTTGGCCAAATAATGGGCTTATTGCCTTAGAGATTGAGGGGGGCACCTATGCGAAAAGCAGGCACACCAGCGCCAAAGGCTTTCATTGTGATTGTGAAAAGTACAACACGGCCACTATCCTCGGGTGGAAAGTGCTCCGTGTTGACTCAAAACAAGTAAAATCAGGTCAAGCGCTCGAGTGGCTTGAAAAAGCGTTAAACAATTTTTAAAGAATGTAACAAATCAATTGTGTCATAGTTACAATGTTTTTTTGACTCTTGATGAAGCTTGAGCCATTCTTTCCAGGGCTTTACTACGCCTCGCCTATCTTTTAATAATATTTCATGATGATTTTGTACAGCACACATCAAATGGAGTTTCTCCTGTGCGCTAAGCTCGTATTCATCTTTCTCAAAATTAACATTTATAACGTTGTTAGTCATTGTAAAAATCCTTTTGGTTGTGGTTAGTGTGTAACTCAACGTTACAAGTACATATTACAACACAACACGAGTTGTTTCAATAGGAAATGTGAAAAAAATAGGTTTTTTTTAATTGCTTTTAACTTTGCTTATTTTCTAAATAGCATCTATAGATAAACTGACCACGGTCCTTTGCCGACTTGTGCAGCAACCCCGTTAATTGCTGCCATTGGATCGGACTTAGTGAGACCGTGATCAGTTGCTCTTTGCTGGCATAGTTACTACCACGGCCAGCATTTCTACGCTTACCGCCGTGGTTAGGATGTTTAAACTTGAACCTTTTCATCAGGCAATAAGTTATTAAGCTCCTGGACGCATTCTTTAAGTACGCCTTTTACATCGCTTTCGGCTGCGCCTTGATCGCAATATAAGTTGTCGACAATAGCTAAGCAGGTATTGATAATCTCGTCTGCCATTGGCTCGCGTGCGTTGATTACGTCGATTACTTCCTCAATCAGTGATTTTTTGTTAGTCATTTTCTTTTGATCCTAAATATGTATAATTTTTAAGAAACCAGTCATCTACTTGATCAGCGTCATATAAAACCTTCCCATCTAATTTTAGATAGGGCGGGCCGTTTTCTTCCATTCTTCGCTTTGCAAACCAATTGACTGATAGACAATAGCGATCTGCTGCGTCTTTCGTTGATAGAAATTTTTGTTTGTTCATTTTTTATTCCAAGTGGACTATATTTATATAGATGTAAATAGCTTTACATCAGTTTCAATCATAATAAATTGATTTAAACTTTTGCGCAAGCTATAATGTAATTAATTTGTATAAGAGGTAAACAATGAGCTATGATTATTACTTAATCTGTCATGATTGCAAGCAAAAACTATGGAATAAGCGCGGCTGGTTTTCTTGTAGTTCAATTATGGAGGCTCAGATACTGATTAAGTTTATTAATGATCATCAATATCACCATCTCGCGTACGTTGATGAAGACTGGTTTTATGATGATTATGATGAAGGAAAAAAATACAGTGATTCGACAGATGAATACACAAACTTAGATTACGAAAAGTTGCCGAATATCAGGGTAGGAAAATGGGAAAAGAAATTTATATTTAGTGTAGTTAGCGAACACGGGGGAAGCAAACATTTAACGCCAAAACTTCAGGCGCAATTCACAAGGATTTATAACAAGAAAAAGCAAGATATTGATCTAGCCTTACAAGCTATAGAAAAGATGGACACTATGTTGAAAGAGTGCAAGGAATCAATGACTTTTATAGATGAGGCGGTACATAATGCGCCTAGCATCAAAGAAATTGTTGGGATTTATAAAAAGTGTGAAGATTTAGAGTTTAAGTACAAGCGACTTGAAAACAGCAAAAAGCTATTAAGTGATGAATTTATGCGATTTGTTAAAAGGTATTATAGATGAAATGCGAGAAATGTAACGGCAAGCGCTATTATATGGCTTTGGGATGGCAGAGAAAGACTTGCCCTGAGTGTCATGGTACTGGAGAGGTGCTTAAATTGAAGCGACAGACAAATGACGACATGGAAAGGGTTGTTACAACTCAGGTGGTTGTTAAGAAGAAACGCGGGCGGCCTAAGAAGGATAGAGCTAATGATTTAATATAGAGGCGAAACATTTTCAGGATATAACAAGCCTAAGCGCACGCCTGGGCACGCAAGCAAGTCACACGTGGTACTTGCAAAAGATGGTGACAAGGTAAAGATGATTCGTTTTGGTGAGCAAGGTGCTAAGACGGCAGGCAAGCCAAAAGCAGGCGAAAGCAAAGCTATGAAACAAAAGCGGGCATCATTCAAAGCAAGGCACGCTAAGAACATAGCCAAGGGTAAAATGAGCGCGGCATATTGGGCTGATAAAACCAAATGGTAGGAATTATGCAATGCGATTATTGCAACAAGCGTAAAGGGTCACTGATGTACGACCCGAGAGATCCTTATTGTTTTTTATTTTGTGGTGAATGTTATGAATGGCTCAAACGAGTTGATACAAGCACAAGAAGAACTGAACGAAAAAGAGCAGCTCTTTGCAATTGGCTTGGCGCAAAGTGGCAACGATTTAGAATACGCAATAGCCGCCGCTGATATCAAGAGCGAGAAAGAAGCGCGCGAGATACTAAACAAGAAGTCTTTCCAAGTGGCAGTTGCTGCATTGCAAAAAACAGACCTGCAGAACACGTACTATACGCGTTTGTGTAATTATAACTATAAGGTCGCGAAGCTTTACAAAATGATTGAGACAGTGACAACAGACCCAGGAAAAGCTAAAGAGTTACGCTACACGCCCACGCACATGCTTAAAGCGATCGAGCTCCTCAATAGCATGCAAGGCCATAATGCGCCTGAACAAATGATTACTACTAATTATGTAGCTGGTGATGCAGCAACTATGCGTACTGTTAACGTTTCTAATGACGAGGGCAATCCAGAGGTTAACGCGTTGATGGTTGAATATGAGAGAGAGTATTGATAGCCAATGATGGACAAGTGGGCAAAGAGCGGCTTGTTAAAAAGTTTTCTTTTTACACACTTTTTTTATAAGCACAACAACGATACAACACATTCAAGCAAGCTGTTAAGTGAGATAGTGGCATACAGTGAATCAGGTTATAACATTTATCAGATTGGTGACATGCTTATGTTGTCAAGTGAAACAATAAGGAGAACTATTAAGGATGCGAAAAAAAATCACAAAAAAACAATTTGACCATTACTTTGATACTTACGGCATGCTGTGGGCGTTTAACTACGTTAAGCTAAGTAGTGGTAAGAAACAACCCGCGGTTATCCATGATTACTCGGACATTGACGAGTTAATGGAAGAGTTTATAATTGACTATAAAAGGGAGGATCCAATGTTTACACCTTATTACAGCATGTACAAAAAAGCCGAGGAAGAAGTAAGAAAACGCGAGGCTATAGAGCTATTGCGTGAGAAGAACAAGGCAGCAAGCGAGAAAGTTGAAGCCAAGGAAGAAGAAAAGAAAGAGCAAGAAAAGCCTAAAGAGACAATCGATGATTTTTCTACAAGGTTGATGCGATTATTCGGGCTATAACATGAGAGAAACGGGGTTTTTTATGCGATTATTTCACCTGGAGCTATGTCAAAACTTAACCGATGAACAAAAGCAAAGGCTAGGTTATATTTTTGATGATGATGAAAAGCAAAGCAGTAAAGTAACAATCACTAAACAACAAATAAGGAAAGACAAGCAATGTACTACAACAAAAGCAAACAACGACCATTCACCGAGCAAGAAGTTAAGCAACTAAGCACTAAGTACGGACATCGCTATATGCTTAATTTTCTGGTACAACCTAAACAGAGGGTAAACGATGAAAAGAGGACGGCTGATAAAGGTATCAACACTGACGATAGTCACCTTATGGAATGCAGCCAACAGCGTAAAGTCAAAGCAGCTTTCATGTTTTCCAAAACATGCGGGTGAACAACAACGTTTTATTAGTTTATATGCTTATCCGAGAGTGCATAGGTATTTGTCGTGATTTATTTGTATGACGAAGAAGACAAAAAGTTAATATTAGATGATTGCGATATACGATATACATCATTTCATCAATCGAAACAAGAAATGTTGATCCGCGTGTTCTTTACAAATGAGGATGTTTGGAGCGCGTGTTACAGGATGAAGAATGAGCAAGAGCTAGCTTGCTATCGTAAAACAATAGGCTCTTTAACGCATTGGCTAGAGCATCCAAAAAAGTGGGGTAAAGAATGAAAAGAACCAAGCCGAAAATAATATCCCTTTTTTCCGGATGTGGTGGGCTTGATTTAGGTTTCCATCAATGCGGGTATGAGACTGTTTGGGCAAATGATATTAACCAATGGGCAGCAGATACATTTACCCATAACTTTGGTGATGTAATGCATGCTGGAGATATTGAGGAAATTGACCCTTATACTGATAAATCTATTCCTAAATGCGATCTAATCCTTGGAGGTTTTCCATGCCAAGACTTTTCAATGATTTGGAAACGTCCAGGACTTAATGGAAAGAGAGGAAATTTATATAAAAGCTTTTTACGTTTTGTAGATGCAAAAAAGCCAAAGGCATTTGTCGCAGAAAATGTAAAAGGAATATTAAGTGCTAACAAGCACAAAGCTATTGAAACTATTATTTCAGACTTTGAAAGTATAGAACCAGGCTATATTATAAAAATTCAGTTATATAACTTTGCCCAGTATGGTGTTCCTCAGTTCCGTGAGCGTGTATTAATAGTCGGGATTCGCAAGGATACAAACTTTGATTTTATCCACCCTGAAGCAACTCACGGTATAAAAGGAAGTCCATATATTACAGCAGGCCAAGCTCTAAAAGGTGTGAAAAAAGTCAAGCACAATAATGAGCACATGAACACACGGCCAAAAACTATTGAAATGTTAAAACTTATACCAGAGGGAGGTAACTTCACAAACATCCCTAAGGATCACCCACTTTACGTTAAAGGAATGATCAGCCATGTTTATAGAAGAATAAAAAGGGATGAACCTGCAAAAACAATTATTGCAGCTGGAGGCGGTGGAACATGGGGATATCATTTCCCCGAGCCACGACCTCTAACTAATAGGGAACGAGCACGTTTACAGTCGTTTCCTGATGATTTTATATTTCTAGGTACTAAATCGGAAGTCAGGAGGCAAATTGGCAATGCTGTACCACCGAACGGAGTACACGCAATTGCTAACGCATTAATGCCTCTATTTACAAAAAAGTATAAGGAGGGTTTATGAGTGGTGGTGCGTTTGATTATGTGTTCGCAAGTGAACTGTTATCTAATAACTGTTATTCGTGCGCGTTTAAAGAATTTGTAAGAATGCTTCAGTATTGCCAGTCACATAGCGACCACAATATGAACGCAATAGCACAATATCTTTACAACGAGTTTACAACCGCGTTATATGAAGAGATCAATAAGGTAGATCCCTTTCATGACATGTGGCATAAAAATAACGACTTGATCAAAGCAATTGAGTGGGAAGCCTCGGGCGACACTGACTTTAAAGACGTTATTAAGGTGTGGGAAAAATTAACTAGCGTTATAAGGAGCAATGATGGATAATAAGTTTATCAAAATTTATACAAAAAAAAGCGCAGGTAAAGAAGGTTGTGTATATGATATGGTTTGTTTGCAAGAAATATCATCTATTCGAAGCGATATAAGATGGGATTATAAATATGCGCCGTGCAATACAGATGGCAGCGTTGTGTATAAGGAAGTGGGGCGAGCAGTTCATATAACCCTATTTATTGTTCTAAAAAATGACCGGGATTTTGTTTTAAATGATTATGATGATGAGGCTAAACATAAAGAAACTATTGAGTTTTTGGATGAGTACGTATCTGGGGGCTATAGAGAACTAATTACGAAATTGAGAGAAGCTGGCGATCCATATGAATCGTGACGAACAACGCGCAAAACTGCAAGGATCACTTTTGCTATTTACGCAGGTGTTCTTTAAGCTGCGCACGGGTCAAGAGTTTAAAGTATCAAGCCCGCTAGGCCGTGAGGCTCATGTGATAACCATTTGTAAGGCGCTGACCAAAACGCAGCGCGGTGATTGCAATCGTTTGCTAATTAATATCCCACCACGTTACAGTAAGACCGAGTTATGTATACACTATATAGCCTGGTGTTTGGCTAAGTATCCCAATGCGAATTTTCTGTATGTTTCATATTCGCACACGCTTGCCAAGCGCCAGACCAATATCGTACGCCAAATTATTAACATGCCTGAATACAAGGAGCTGTTTGATGCAAGAATTGATCCCAGTACGAGTGCAAAGGATAACTTTGATACTATTCAGGGTGGGTCAGTTTATGCGGCTGGCGCTGGAGGAACGATTACTGGGCGTGGAGCTGGTATTAGGAATGTTGAGGACTTTGGCGGCGCTATTGTCCTTGATGATATGCACAAGCCGAGCGAAGTAACTAGCGACATATCACGCGATTCAGTGGGCGAGTGGTTTTTAAATACGTTGATATCACGCCTAAACAACCCAAACCGCACGCCAATAGTTTTTATCTGCCAAAGGTTGCATGAGGATGACTTGGCAGCCAGGTTGTTGCTTGGCATGGATGGCAAAGATTGGGATAGGGTGGTATTGAAGGCATTGGGTGGCAATGGTGAAGCATTGGATCCTGAAATGCACAGCCTAGAAGAACTCAAGAAGATGCAAGAAACAATGCCCTATGAGTTCTCAGCGCAATATCAACAAAACCCCCAACCCGCTGGCGGTGGTGTGTTCAAGCCTGAATGGTTCCAGCTGTACGATCAAGACCCCGACATACTATCGACATTCATAACGGCCGATACCGCCGAGACTTCCAAGACATACAATGATGCAACCGTATTTAGCTTTTGGGGCGTGTATAAGATACTTTTCGAGGGCATTGATACGGGATTGTTGGGTTTGCATTGGCTAGACTGCCATGAATGCCGCGTAGAGCCTAAAGACCTAAAAGACGAGTTTATGAGCTTTTACAGGCGCTGCATGGGCTATAATGTAAAGCCGCAGTTTGCCGCTATTGAGAAGAAATCAACGGGTACAACGCTTGTGTCGGTGCTCAGAGACATGCCAGGGTTGAATGTGTTGGACATATCGCGCGGACGTGATGAGATTACGGGCGGTGTGTTAAGCAAGGCCGATAGATTTTTAAGGGCGCAACCATTCATTGCACGCAAGCAAGTAAGCTTCAATGCCTTTGCGCCTCATGTTGATTTTTGCATTGATCATATGCGCAAAATAACAATGAATGACACACACAAAAATGATGATATAGCCGATACTTGTGCCGATGCTATCCAGCTGGCATTAATTGACAAAGTAGCCAGTCTTGGCTATGATAACAATCGTGAATCTGCTACAGACGCTGTTAAGAAAATAACAGCCGCAAACGCTCGTCGACGCAACATTAGGGCGAAGTCGCGTTATGGCAGTCGATACTAGAGACACGAAACAGAATTTTGCGGATATTAAACGCAATATCGAAGAAGCATACCAAACTTTTCAATCTAATCGTAAGCGATATAACGAGTTCATGAGATTCGTTTTCCAGTCGTCATTGTCTGGGGAAGATCGCGACATCCTAAATATTACTGACAAACCAGACATTGAGTTTAATATACTCGAGCCTTATGTTGCGCGGCAGCTTGGCGAATTTGCTAAGCAAGAGCCGGGATTTTCCGTGCATGCCCTCGAGGACCAAGTCGATCCTCAAACCGTCGACGTGGTTGAGGGCATCATGCGGAGTATTTTATACGATGCTAATAAAAACTCATTCTCTTACGGCGTGTATAAAGAGCTGTTAGGCGGCGGCTTTAGCGTCATGAAAGTGCTAACCGATTACGAGAACAGCAAAAGTTTTAATCAAGAAATCAAGTTAACCAAAGTATTTGACCCTTGTTTAACGGGTTTTGACCCACTGGCACGCGAGCCGCACAAGGGTGACGGGGCGTACTGTTTTCAGCTGTACCCTAAGTCACTCGAAGATTTTAAGAAAGAATACCCCGACGAAAATGTAGATAATTTGTACTACGACAAAAGCTTAGAAGGTTTCCAGTGGAGCTATCGCAACATGAAAACCGATATTTTGTTGTTAGCTGATTACTATTGCAAAAAGAAAAAGCGCGTTAGGCTGCATTTATTGGCTGATGGTTCGACAATCACTGACAGAGGATACAAAGAAAAAATTAATAACTGGAGTTCTATTGCGCAACCCCCACAAATTGTCAAAACGCGATGGACTGAGAAAACGATTATTTGCCGTTATGTGGTAATACAAGATCGAGTACTGGAATATCAAGAGACTAACTATACGCAATTGCCGTTAGTGTTTGTTGATGGTAACTCCGCGTATGTATCGCAAAACAATTCATCTAACACAATGGAACAGATAACCCGGCCTTATGTTTATAACGCCATGGGCGCTCAGCGATTGAAAAACTTTGCAGGACAGTCTTTAGGCAACGAGCTTGAGAACATCATGCAAAATAAATACATTGTTGATGAGAAAGCGATCCCCGAAGATGCCGCAGAGGATTGGACTAACCCACAAAAAGCTGCAACGCTGATTTATTCATCGCGGGATAAAGACGGCAATCAATTGCCCGCGCCTATTCCTGTACAACGTTCCGACATACCCGGGATTATATCCCAGACATTTATGGGAGTTGATCAAAGCGTACAAGCGCAGCTGGGTGCTTTTAATCATCAGCTGAATAATCAACAGCAAGTTTCCGGGGTTGCTATCCAAGAGGCAATGTCAGCGAATAATGCGGTAAGTGCGCCTTATAACAAAGGCTATTTGATGGCGCTAACACAGGCGGCGCAAATTATTTTGGAAATGATCCCAATGTATTATGCAACGCCGCGTACTGTTCCTGTGGTGGATCGGAAGGGAAAGCGTACATACACTAAAATTAACCAAATAATGCCAACTGGAATGCCTCAACCTGGTTCACCGCAGCTTAATTATGACCATGATGTGCTTGAGGTTCAGGTGGAGGCAGGTTTTAACTACGAGACTCAGAAAAACCGCGCACTTTCTCAGATGGTCGAATTAATGAACGCGTCACAAGGGTTCAGGGCAATGATTGAGCAAGAAGGCTTGCCAATGCTTGTTAGCAATCTTGATATCAAAGGCGCTGACCAGCTGACACAAATGGCTGAGCAATTCACACAAATGCAAAAGCAAATGCAGGCGCAAGCTGCACAGCAAGGGCAGCAGAGTAACCCGGCCGTATTGGCGGCACAAGCTAAACAATCAGAGCTACAATTACAATCGCAAAAGATGCAGGCGGACATACAACTTGATCAAGCTAACTTACAGCTTAAGCAACAACAAATGCAAAATGATCATACAATCCAATTATTAAAGATTCAGGCGCAACAAGAGGCGGGGCAGGTTCAACTAGCCAAGGCGCACGCTGAAAACTTAAGAAGTACCGCTGACATGCACTTGAAAGCGAACGATCAAGCGCATAGACATGGGCAAGACATTTTAAACAACGTTAAAGAGGTAATTAACAATGAAAATGCAACACAGTAAAACTGGCCGTACTCATATGAAGCTAGCGGGCGGTAAGCAAAACATGCCGAGCGTAGGTCGCAAGTTTGGCAAATCTAATTCAGCGCCTAAAAAAAAAGCAATGAAAACTGGATACAAGGCGCGATAAAAAAGCCGGGCGCATTGCGTGCAGTTGCTAAGCGCAAAGGCTTGGTCAAAGGTGATGAAAAGCTAAGTGCGGCTGATTTGTCTAAGCTAAGCAAAGGCGCATCACCATTAATGAAAAGGCGTATTGCTTTAGCTAGAACGCTCAAGAAAATGAAGCGCAAATGACACGCTTGCATAATATCCACTCTTTTAGCATAGTATATCCTTCTAACTAAAGAGAGGATATTTTAATGTCTACAATAGCACCCATATTGAACCGTGTAGCATTGCGAAAATTGCCTGAGGAACGTATAGACGGCGATTTGATTGAAGTAGTCGAAAACTATAAAGACAATCCAATAATCAAAGCTGAAGTTATTGCCATTGGCCCTGGTCGTCCTGATAAAACCGGCAAGCTTATGCCAATGAACGTTGAAGTTGGCGATTATGTGCTTGTACGCAAACACGGTTCTATCAATATCGCTCATGAAGATGGCGAAATTAACTTTGTTGCAGAGCCAGACATACTTGCTATAATAGAGTAGTTATATTTCAGTCCTGTGCTTAGCCCTCCTAGTGAGGGCTTTTTTTTGTCCATGATATTTTCGAAGCAAGTGCATTTAACTTGTCTAATTTTGGGTGTAAATTATTTTTTTTTTTTTACACCCAAAATTAGACAAGTTGTGGTACACAAAGGCGCTTACTGCATCAACTTGTTCAATTCTTGTGTGGATAACTTCTGTTTTTTGTCTGTTCATTTAAAAGTCATATAATCGAGTATGAATACATTGCTTTGCCCCATGGAAGGGGCGACTTAGCTTTGATGTTCAAGTGGACGTCACTATAAACCGGCATTACCTAGCCATAGGGTGAAATGGTCGCGACGGGAGACGTTATCCCGGCATTACCGTGACGGGGTTAATAGTTAATAAAAGAGGTTTGAGATGACTGAAGAAGTTCAGGCAGAAGTGGTGCAGGATAGTGTGCCATCAAGTGTAGACACTCAAGTTGCGACACCATCTGAAAATATGGTGCCACAATCTACAGTAGATAGGCTTGTTGGTGATTCTAAACTGAAAGGGTACAACAAAGCCGTTGAAGAATTTAAGAATCAACAGCAATACACGCAGCAAGCGCCTCAATATCAACAAGCGCCGGTGCAAAACACACCACCAAGCTTTGGGGGTATTGATCAAACAGCGCTCAATTCGTACGTTGATCAGCGATTCCAACAACTTCAACAGCAACAAGCGGAGCAAAATCAGCAGGCTTACTATCAGCAAGAAGCGCAAAGAATCTTGCAGGAAATGGGCCAGAAAACGAATGATGCTAAATCTCGATATGAGGATTTTGATCAAGCGTTGGAATCAGTTGGTGGCTTCCAGTCTGTACCTGAGGTTTGGCAATACGCGAATGCGGTTGATAATGGTGGTGATGTACTTTACGACCTGGCTAAAAATCCGGGTAAAGTAGCAACCATATTGCAACTGGGTTCACGTGATCAAAACCTAGCTATTTCTGAGATTAAGCGCCTTTCTAATTCGATTAAACAAAATCAGAATGGTGTTAATCAGCAAGTTGCGCCTGATCCAATCAGACAGGTCAAATCTTCAAATGTTGGCGTAGGTGATGGCCCTAAAACGATAGCGGATTTTAAAAAGATTTATATTTCTTAATCTGATTAATTGAAGCGTTTTAATTAAATAGCCATTGCCCGAATTTAACTTATTTGGAGTTTTAACAATGGCTAGTAATTCATTGATTGATGTGGCTACTTACCAGATGTCCGGTCTGGCGTTGCTACAAAATATGTACTGTTACATTAACAAAGCGAACACAAAATTTAGAAATTTTGACCGCATTGTTAACAACCGTGGTGCAACTGTAAGTTTTGATTTGCCTCCACGTTTTACCACTAACACTGACTTGGTTGCTACTTTCCAAGATTCTACTCAACGTGTTGCTAATTTAACCGTATCGTCAGCTGCAAACGTAGCTTACGAATTCACTTCACAAGAAGAGATTTTCAACGTTCATGATTACATGACACGTTTCGGTCGTAGTGCAGTCGCTGAACTTGGCGCCAAGGTCGAAGCAGACGTTGCAAGAGCTAACTTAAGAAACTATCGTTTCTATGGTGATGGCACCACTGCAATTGATAGCTATACTCAGCTTTCACGTGCATTGGCTTTCTATCGCAACTATGGTTCACCATCAACTGATACTCGCTGCGTGCTTTCTGATATTGACGTACCAGCTATTATCGGTTCAGGTTTGTCACAATTTGCGCTTAATCGTAACAATGACATCGCACAAAAGTGGATGGTTGGCGAATACGATAACTGCGAATTTTATCGTTCTAACTTGTTGCCTGTTCACACATCGGGTAACGTTGGTGAGAATGGCACAACGTTGACTGTAGTATCAATCAATGCAGCTGGTGACGAATTAGTCGTTAACACTGGCGGCGGTGCTGATGCTAATGCTATTAAATTTAACGATTTATTGCAATTTAGTGATGGCGTTTCAGGTCACCCAGATTTGCGTTACTTAACCTTCATTGGACATCAAGTATCTGCAAATCCGGTACAAGTTCGCGCTACTCAAACAGCTCCAGCTGATGCAAGCGGCGATATCACGCTTAAGATTAGTCCAGCATTGGTAGACACTGCGGGTCCAGATCAAAACATCAATCACCCGATTGCGGCAGGTATGGAGCTTAAAGCGCTGCCAAGTCACCGATGCGGTGTGATTTATGGCGGAGATGCGTTGTTCTTAGCAATGCCTCGCTTGCCAGAGCAAGAGCCGTTCCCAACTGCGAATGCCGTTGACCCTGACTCTGGTGTAAGTATGCGTATGTACTACGGTACTAAGTTCGGTGAGAACCAAAAAGGCTTCGTAAATGATGTCATTTGGGGTTATCGAATGGTTGAAGAGTACGCAATGCGTTTGATTTTCCCACTATAAGGGGTAATTAAATGATAACAGACCAACTTATCACTAATGCGTATTACTTATCTAATATAGTAAGTCGCGACGAGGAAACTGTAGCAGGTTCACAACTCGCGGATGGGTTGCGCATGCTTAATGATATTTTGGCTGAGAAGTCGATGAGTGGCCGTCATATTCCGTATTACGGCCACGCATCACTCGACACGGTAACAGGCCAAGAGGAATACGATGTATCAGGTTTGATTGTTACGGATGCTGTTACATTTAACATTGGCGAGGTGCGTTATTCAATGCGCAGGCGTCACCGTAAGTTCTATTTTGGTTCTCCCCGTGTTGATAATATTGAATCACTGCCTTACAGCTATCATGCTGAAAGGATTAAAGGCGGCACAAAATTATATTTATATTTTTTACCGTCTGAGGTTTACCAAGTTAATATAACTGGAAAATTTGCACTTACTCAATTAGCGGCTGATGATGAGTTATCAGATACGCTTGATAATTATTTCGTGAGTTATCTCACTTATAAGCTAGCTAAACGCCTTTGTGATTTTTATGACATTACGTTTAGTCAGCAAAAAATGCAAACACTGTTA